GAAAGCTCAACAATACCTATTGTCTCTGAAGCAACTGATCCATTATCCCCTTCCAATCCCTGATTACCCCAACCGTGGAATTTCCCGTATAGGAGATTAGGAGGCAGGGCTTTACCATTGTCTGCATACTTCTTAATTGCAATCTCCACAGTTCTTAGTCTTGGTGTCATAATAAAGCCCTCAATGAATTAGAAGCCGAAAGCTCCACCTTTTTCTTCGATAAACTCTGTATTTGCATCATCATAGATCGTCACTTCAGCTTCAGTTACACGGCTACCCAGCTCTTTTGGGTTGGTGAAGAATTTCTCCTCCAAAGATTTATATGTATCGCATGATAGAACAACACCCGTGATGTTTGCATCGAATAATGCTTTAGCGATAATCATCGCCACAGAAGTTTTTCCAGATTTAGTACCTTCAGAACTGATATTGATAGTGATCATAGTATTACCCCTTGCTGTTGTTTAACATTTGAGAAAACTGCTTTTTTGTGAACTCATCTACCGCCTTGATATCCGCCTCAATGCTGTCGAAGTCTAGGTCCTTCCGTCGGCTACGCTGTAGCGTATATCCCCGCTTAGCCATATACCAGAGGAATGTATCTACCACATAGATATGCCCAGTCCTTTGGTTGATGTTAGGGTTATCGTTAGCGTTCCCTATAACAAAGTGGATCGCTTCGAACAGATCCTTTTGGTTATGGAAATCCCTGAACTCCGCAGGTAGGTATTTCTGCTTAGCAAGCCATTCCCGCATTTGTTTGTTTTTATCCATTAATAACACCCGCAATACGTTTACGCTCGGCATGGACTACTGAGAGAGCTTTAACAGGATCTTCAGCCCTGCTGTTGTATGGTTCATCCGCACGATAGATACGGGAAGGCGCAGTGTTGAATCTAACCTCACCTTCATGGAATTCGAAGTCAACAATTTCCTGTCCTTCAGGGACAATACTCTCAGTCTCTACCAAATAGTGGATCTGGCATCCCGCAATGACCATCCCGCCGATAATAACGTACCAGTTTGTGCTGTTACGGTTGGTCTTCAGGCCCAACGTAGAGTCAGCATCATTGATTCCTTTCACGGTCCCAAATACTGAGCGGTACTGTCGCCCGTTTGGCGCAATAAACCAATTGTCTGTGGTGATAAGGTATTTCTTACCAATTTCTAAAAAGTTTCTTTCCATCATTTCCCCCAAGCCTTTTTACATATAGCCCTTATTTCCTCATAAAGCTCGCACTGCCAGTTATGGCGCTCAAGCTCAACTATTTTCCATCCAGTCTCTGTACTTCCGTACCCATAATAATGCTTGAAAGGGAGGTCAGAGTCAACCAATAGTTTAAGTAATTTCGGGTTCTGTCGTAGTCTGCATTTCATACCCTCAATCATGATTATTTTAAACTCTTCAAACTGTTCAGGTGAAAGATTATTCTTGATCTTACCTCCTGCTTTCTTGGCCTCCATCCCGCGCATGGTGTGGAAGTGGGCATATGGAAATCCCAACATCTTCATCTTGTGGTAATACCAGAAGGCCTCCATACTGTGGAACATCGTCCCGTCATGAAGGAATGCATACGGCGACAGGTTGGTTAACCCTCTACCTAGCTCTGTCTTTCCTTTGGTGTAGATATTGATGTGGTCAATCCCGTCAGTATCTGGTGTCATTATAACCCCCCAATATCGCTAATAGATGCGTATCGTAGGTAGTATGCGGATTGTTGAGTCTTGGTGACTACATTCACTGACAGTTTGGAAGAATGCATAACACCCGTTTCACCCATCCACATAACCCCAACATGGCCCGTATCTATAAGACCAAGACCTTCATGTGTTGATACAATGGTCATAGGTTTTCCGCCAGATTTAAGGTAAACAACATCACCAATTTCTAACTTTTCTTTTCCCATTATTTCCTCCAGATAAAAGAAAAGGGCCCCGAAGGGCCCTATTTGGTTTCGGTACAGAGGATCTTACTCCTCTTCTTCCTCGTCGTCAACTTCTTCTTCACAACCATCGCCGTATTGATATGAATACTCATCAACCTTAAGTCCGGCCTTCTGCATGATCTCGATCCAACCATCTCGATCAATATCCCAGAAGTTACCCTCGAACCAAGATTTACCGTCAATGTCTACCCGCATCATTTCGCTATCGTCGTCTACAAAAACTTCAACCAATTTGTTTTTCTTACTCATCCACATACTCCTTGAACAGCTTCTGGGAAATAAATAACCTCTCCGAATAAGGCACCTGTAGAGTTGACAACGTGAACAAGATCTTCGTTGTCTAGTAACGGTGAAGAATCCGGCAAGATATCTGTGTTGAATATGGCGATATAATTATCCCCGATGGTGAAGAACCCCAAACGAGTTGACGGGGGATTAGCTAACATCTTGTTAAGCTTGGCTACCCACTTACGCTCTTCTTTTGTCATTTCGCAATAACTCATGAAATTATTTCTCCGTTTACAGTTAGTGGTGATGTAAAGAATAAACTACCTTTCTTTCGCATCAGGCGTAATACCACCACACCAACATCGTTTACTCCCACAACTGGGTCGTACTTAACACCTTCGTAGGTAACAGGTCCGTTCAGATTCATAGCAACTATTCCATTACGCCCTTTGACCGTTGCTTCAAAATCCTTATCAATTGGATTTGTTGCATAATGGAATATATCTCCATCCGTGTTCAAAAAATAGTAAGAAAGGCCTTTCCTAATCATTATTCCCCCTATAAAGGGCCCGTAGGCCCATTTCACTAGTGGCAGTCTGCCCAGTTATAACCTGTCAAGTATTCACCCGTAATGTGGACTGGGGATCCTTGCATTTTGGCTGCTTTCTCAATACATTTAACCACAAGTTCTCCGACAGGGCAATAGATTATTTCAATCTTCCCGTCAGCATTCAGAACTGGGTCACGTACAGGATTGCCGTTCTCATCTAACACCTCTTTCTTGTTCTCATCCTTACGGACCTTAAAGTGTTTATGTCCGTCGAGATGTTTACCTTGGGCCTTAAACTCTTTAACAAAGGAATCAGCCTCTTCCAGTGTGTCAAAGTAGAACTTCTTCTTGTACTTCTCTGGTACTTCGATTTGATACTCGTCGTGGTAGTAGATGGTTCGACGGACACCATCATCGTACATCCCGTTATTCTTGATAGCATAATGGAACAAAATACCAACCAAGTCAAACAGAGATGCCCCGCCGTTCTGCTGATAAGCATTCAACAATGAGTGCTTAGAACGAGTCCAGATCTTACGTCCATCAATACCGTAGATGAATCGCTTACCTGTTGCTTCCCAGAACTTCTCTAGGGCTTCACGACGACCTTTCAAACCAAAGTTACTATCCCAGAATGCGTCGATTACGGCCTGTGCTTTCTCCAACGAGATGCCTAGCATTGCAGAGATCTTAGCTGCTTGGGCCCCGTACATAATTCCATACGTTACCCCCTTCCCGCCGTTACGTGTTACCTCCACCCCTGCTGCAATGGAATAAGCCTTCGCGTTTCGGGCATGGGCATCACCTGATTCCATGATTCGTAGGTATTCGCCGCCGTCGAACTCATAAGCGCCCCACGCTGCAATCATACCTTCAAGGTTGGAACCATCAATACCTACCTGATACTTACCTTCTGGAACTCCCCAGAGGGCTCGCATCTCCTTGCCAAGTAAAACCTTTGGATCAGGCTTAGGCATGTTAGCACAGATTGAGTGTTTACGTCGTCCTGTGTTGGTAATACCGTTGGCCCTAGCTGGTAACTTTCCATCGATCCGTAGTCGTGGATGATTAAGAAGTCCTGTATCAACCTTATCTTCCTTCATCGGGTCTAGAACTGATCGTCGGTTACGTAATGACAGCCACTTAACGATCTGCTTAGCCAAATCACCCTGAACCTTCTCAAGGTTCTCACACAACTGTCCGCGATCATCCTTAAACTTGGCGGTGGTTGGTAGTCCACGTGCCTTACGGACAAAGAACTTAAACATCTTCTCACGATCTTTGAACTGGAACTCTGTAAGTCCAAGTTCTTTCAAGATCAACCCTCGATGAGGACACACCTCCGCCAGCCAATCAATGTATTGGTTAACCAAGTCATCAATCTCGAACTGGTTACGTTGCTTCTTGAACTGATCTTTTGTTACGTCCTTCAGTCGCCAAACCGTAGGTTTCCACCCTGCATCTCGGATAAGGTATTCCTTGATGTCTTTCTGGTTGGAGATCTTCATCTCTACCATGAACGAAGGTTCTTTACGGTCCCTGAGGTCCTGTATGGCCTGTTCCATCAAGTCTGGAGGCAAAGGTGATAGACTGGTTCCCCGATCTATCATCTCTCGCAGGTAGTCCGCATAGAGCTCAGGATCGGTAATGCCCGCCTTATTACAGAAAGTCTCCCCCGCCTTAGATACCTCACCGTTAGCCTTGAACGAAGTTTTAGGTGGATCCTTGTAATCCAACGCCTCTTGGTTAACAGGGTAATCTAACCTCTTCAGCCATGACCAACCGTGAGTAGAGATCGTCCCATCCGCTTTAAATGGTGCCGCAGGGAACGTAGGACGTGCAGATGGAGACAACTCCTTCTTTGGAAGCTGTGGTTCAACATCTGCCTCGATCTCTGCCATTGTTTTGTCACAATAATCTCGCAGCTTGATAGCTGATTCTTCATCGAAACAAACACCCTGAATCTCTTGCTCAATCATCAGGTAGTCTGCCAGCATACCACGTCGTAAAGAATCCTTCCAATTGATCATCTGGTTTCGCAGACGATCCGGTTTATCCCCGTAGTAGAAGCGTTTATCGTCGGGGTTATCTTTCCCTGAGGCCTCTTGAACCAGTCTCTGCCAAACTAATTCGTTGATTACAACGTCTTCCCAACAACGGTCAACGTACTTCCACAGTGGGAGCCCGCGCCAGTCGTCAATGGATACCTTCAGGTTGGCAACACGCATACCCCATGCTTCCAAACCATGAGGGCCAACCTTCTTCTTGCGCCCAAGTGCAGGTACGAATACCTGATCAGGACAACCTTTTGGTAAAGGACGGTCAGGGTAGAGTGTACGAGACATTGACAGGGTATCAAACATAGAAACCTGCTTCCCGTTGATCATCCCCATACACTTCTTGTCTTCAAACATATCGTACTTAGTCCCCAAGAACTTCTTAAAAGCTCGTAGGTCATAACCAAACATGTTGTGGCAAGCGATGGCCCGTGGTTCTGTGCTCAAGAATGCGTTAACCTCAGAGAAGTCCCGCACGATCAGCTCAGCTTCCGCCCCAACTGCTTTCTGCTTGGCGTACTGTAATGCCCCGCCGTACTCCTCATGCTTCTCGTCCAAGAATAGATAAAACTTCTTCTCACCGTAAGCCTTAAAAAGGATACAGTGGAAGTGAGTCATATCGTCCAACAGGCCGTCGGCCTCGGCATCGAATATGTATAATCCTTTCATTTAAGCCCCTTTGATAATTTTTACCTTCTTATCTTTCCCATCAAAACAGATCAGATCGTTCTTCCCAATTGGGGTTATCTTCCACTCATCGTGAATCAGATTCACATGTACCAGCTTGCCCAGCATTATTCCAAGCTCTCCACGGAAGATTGATTCGTTAAGCCAGAATGGTGCGGCATAGAGTGTGCTTTGGTCGATGAACTCTTTAACTTGGTCATGGGTTAAGCTAATGCATTTCATAGTAAGTCCTCCTTTGCTACAGAGTACGAGAAGATTGTAGGGTATCGACTTGTCTCGCCATCACTTAGGTTATCACACTCATGTTGTGTAATATTACAGGCCTTCTCGTAGTTATCAAAGACACCAAACACATACTCAGAATGCTCTCCGCACTCATCAACAGCCTGAATAGTGGCTACATACACATGTGACCCTTTGGCAGAAACCTCTTCAGTGTCGATTGGTTCAATAACCGTGATCGGCATATGCTCATTCAGAGAGTAATCAATATTACTGGCGCTTGTACGTACCTGATCTACAAACATGTGGAGAGGATAATTACACCCTCCCGCATGATGTGAACGGTTGAAATCTCGCTTAACGATGTAGTTAATAGATGGATCGTTGGATTGTAATGGAACCATAACTACATGACGGAATGTCTTAGCGTACTCATTGACGGCCTTTACCGCATCATTGTAGTTAACGTCGGTCTTTACTACGTACCAGTCACTGTCTGACCCCATACGGGCCTTTACGTTGAATAGTGGTTGTGCTGTTTTCATCCTAACCTCGCTAGTAGCATTTTATTTACGGTAGTCTTCTCTTCCAAAGAGATATCTTTCTCGAAGAAGAAATAGCTTTGTGTCCAAGTATAACTCTTTGGTCGAGGATCTGCAAATAAATCATCCCACTCAAAAGACCACTGCTTAGATTTTCTTTTGTAGTAGACTGTCAACCAGACCTTTGACTTGGCGGGGTATCCGTACCCAACCCTGATCCACTCATCACCGGACATCCAATCGACAAGCTTACTAAACCATCCGGTGAACATGGGGCAGTTACTCATCGGTGCATTCCTCGTCTTGGTCAACAAGAATGATAGGGCACCATACATCTTCCACCATGACAATCTTAGAGGTGGTGTTGATCTTCCCGTCTAAGACATCTTCAATACGATAAACTCCGTCACGGAGGGCGCACAGGGCCCGTAATTGCCTGATCACGTAGATAGATTCCATCACTGAAGAGTCCAACAGATCTTCTTCATCCTTTGAGGATTGTAAGATCTTATCCGCATCAAGCTTAAAGTATTCTTTGGTCATATCACCCTCCGTACAATTTGTTGTTCAGTCGTGAATTCAATACTTCAAGAGCTAGTCGTCGGACTTCTTCAAAGTCAACAGTGTCCGGTTCACTATGTAGCATGTTGTGGATCCAAGTTCCAGACATCGGACCGCCCGCCGCATCCAACCTCTCATTCTGTTTGTTGAGTATCTTTATTAGCTGTTCACGTGATTTAGTCGCCATTCTCTTCTCTCCAGTTATAACAAATTAAGGGAGAGCTTACGCCCTCCCTTGAGATAAGTCAACCAATTTTATTTAGAAAGGCACGTCGTCGTCAAAATCCAGATCAACCTTAGGAGTATTGGCAGCTGCACGGGCCAAAGAAGCGGCCTGTTCTTCTGCTTCAGTCAAAGGTGTCTGTTCAACTTCTTCCTGATCTTCCTCGGCGGCAGGAGGAATATCTTCCTGTTTCAGATCTGTGTATACAACCTCAGACTGCTCCGGAGATAGCTCCTGAGAAGGATCAAACTCACGTGTTGGGTCATGCTCTGGGTTAGCGTTATAGAACTCACGCAACGTATCAAAGGATGAATCCAAGAATCCTTCTGGCGGCTCCAAGTAGTCCCCAGTATCAATATCATAGAATACAGGGAAACGACCTGAACGACCATGCTTACGGTCATCAAGGATAACGAACCACGACGTATTACGTTCTTTACTAGATAACTTAGGATCCTTGTTACGCTCGATCCCAACCATGTAGTAAGTGTTACGCATCATCGCACGGCTACCCGCAAACTGAGCTGATTGAACTTGTCCACCAAACTCATGAGGTTTACCGTTGTCCGGCTTATTCAAGTGACAGAAACAATAGTACGTGAAACCAAGTTCCTTCGCAAGTTTGGAGATCTCATCAGAGAATCGTTCCAATTCCACGTTGGCTTCAGACGCTTGCATACCTTGCGTTAATCGGGTGATTGGGTCAATAAATACGTCCTTAGCCCCTTCAACCAATACAGCATGACGGATAGCGCCCTTAACTTCGTCCCAAACCGCACGACCATAGTTGGCATAGTAGATGATATTATCACCGACGGCATCAGTCGCCGCCACCAACTCTTCCTGCTTGAAGTAACCACGTTGCCCCTCAAATACCTCCGTACCCCAAACGTCATGATAACCTCCATCACCATTCTCGTTGGGGATCATCACCTTCTCGGCGTTAACGAAGTCTTTGTGGAACAATTTACCCGCTACTTTCTTACAGGTGATCTCGTTCTCTTCCTCAAACTTAAAGCAAGCAACCTTCGTCTTCTCTATCTTGACGATGTGCTCAATAAGCTGGTTAAGCCATTCACTCTTCGTTGTGTTCAGGATGGTTCGCTACTCCCATCCCCGCACCGTTGGCTATTGTCGGTGCTGCTGCATGTCCCCATGCAGACCAGACTATATCATCACTGTCACCAGTGCTGTGCGCTTCGGACCGCTTGGCCCTACTCTACTCGGTTACTCAGCTTTCGCTTACCCTTTCGATAGTCGTTGCTCCTTCCTCTCAACCTCTGCGTTATCATTCTAACAGTATCTCTATGGATTCCAAAATGTTCAGCTATTAGCTTTTGTTGCATACCTGAGTCAACAAGGGCCATCACTGCAAGTTCCATTGTATCACTGTACCTGTTTGGGTTTCTTCTTCCACGTCGCCATCCATCGTCAACGTTTTGTTTTGGAGTAACCCATTCAAGGTTGTTCGCAAAGTTATTCTCTCTGTCACCGTCAATGTGATTGACGTATGGCAGATTGTTAGGGTTGTCAACATAGTGTTCAGCCACCAACTGATGGATGAATCTACGTGTGACTTTTCCGTCTTTCGACAAAGATACTCTCCGGTATCCTACACTATTCTTATCTGGTTTAAGTGCTTTACCTTTACGATAAACAACACCATTCCGAGACAATATGTAGTTTTCAAACCCTATAATTCTTTTCATAGCCACCTCCTTATCTAGGAGGTTGAGAGGCTTGGATCAGGATTGTCTGTTCTAGACTTCCCCTGAGTTCACACAGTTTTACATGGGCTAGTATGCCAACCCATTTTTACACCAGCACCAATGAAGTAACCCTCACCGATACGTCGGCCCAGAGTCTTCTTGGTCATGGTAGGCCAAGGCCACGGACGGCCCAAGACAGGGATCTCTTGAGCTTTAGTACGGATCTGCTCATAGGTTCGGAAACCGTCAGGGATGTACTCGATAGGTTTCATGATTGACCAGAACAACTGGTTAGCCATACCTTCGCCGTACATATCACACGGATCCTTATCATCTGGCAGGTCAGCTACACGCATCTGAGGAATAAGAGAATAAACCTGAGCTGTTGCCTCTTTACCTTTGATAATACCCTGCTGCTTCTCCGCATCAGTTGCCTTATCCGCATCAAAACACAATACGATCTGTTCGTGCTTCTCCACATATTTAAGGTTCTTCTTCTGGCCCAAGTTACGGACAGCATTGGAAGTGCCGTTGGATACGGAGATTACCGTTGGGTTGATCTTACGAGTGCTACCATCACGTCCTTTATAGTTCTCTCGCATGGCTTGCCACACGATTGCTGCATCGTACTCACCCTCTGTGATGATAACTGTCTTATTTCGCGTCTTGTTGGCAGCGTGTTGACCGAACGGTTCACACTGGACCGACTGGAAGCCTACGACGGAGAAGTGCCCTGCTTGCTGCTTAGGCTTAGTCAGGTCGCGCTTCTTAAATCCGGATAATACCCCTTCCACATAATACGGGAAGTAGTGCGCTTCATGTTTAAGTCCTGTTTTACCATCCAGCTTGACACGGATCCCAAAGTGCTTAGCTGTTTCCTCTGTGATACCACGTTC